CATTGGTGATACCAAAACGAAATGTCTTTACTGATTTAGAAAGACAAGAACTAAAAGACATTATTAACGAGACACTTGATGAACGAGAACAACGTAAAACTAATCAGCGCAACTCCTGATGCTGAGAAGCACATGGCATACTGTGCCCGTGTGTCGAATCCAAACAACCAGGAGAATGAAAAGTTCTCTGGACTCCTCAAGTATTGTGTGAAGCATCAACACTGGAGTATCTTTGAGCAAGCATACATGACCCTGGAGTTGAATACTACTAGAGGAATTGCAGCTCAAGTGCTTCGTCACAGATCATTTACATATCAAGAATTTTCACAACGCTATGCTGATTCTTCCTTACTCGCGGAGACGATCCCTCTACCTGAACTACGCAGACAAGACACCAAGAATCGCCAGAATTCTATTGATGATATTGATGCGTTTACCCGCCAAGAGTTCCAAATCAAAATGCAAAGACACTTTGAAGAGGGAATGAAACTCTATAAAGAGATGCTTGATGCATCAATTGCAAAAGAGTGTGCTCGTTTTGTGCTTCCTTTGGCATGTCCCACCAAAATTTACATGACGGGCTCAGTTCGGTCATGGATCCATTATATTGATTTGCGTTCTGCAAATGGCACACAGAAAGAACATATGGATCTTGCACTAGGTGCAAAAGAAATCTTCTGTCAACAATTCCCTGCCGTTGCTGAAGCAATGGAATGGGTTTCATAAATATTCACACCAACAATTGAGCTATGCCAACATACCCTGTTATTAATCTAGAAACAAAAGAGAAAAAGACACTCAGTATGACTATGAAAGCATATGATGTGTGGAGAAAAGAGAATCCAGGATGGGATAAAGACTGGTCAGAAGGATGTGCAGGACAGTCTACTGAGTTTAAGTGGACTGGAGAAGCCAAGTCTAGTGGATGGAATGAAGTTTTAGATCGTTCATCTAGGCAACCAGGTGCCACTGTCAGTAAAAACCGATACTACGGTTAATTCTTTAAATCTTTTTATAGCGTATGACCTCAAAGAAAAAGTCTCAATCACCAGTTCCATTTGGAATGTCTAATAGACAGATGAAAAGAAAAAAACCAATCAATACGGATTTGATGAAAACCATCGAACCGTTAACAGAAAATCAGCAAGAATTATTTCGTTGCTATAAGAACGATCAAAACATCGTTGCTTATGGTGCAGCAGGTACAGGAAAAACGTTTATCACCCTCTACAATGCCCTAAGAGATGTTCTTGATACAAGGACTCCCTATGAGAAAATCTACATCGTCAGGTCTCTTGTAGCAACCAGAGAGATTGGTTTCTTACCTGGTGATCATGAGGATAAGTCATCTCTATATCAAATTCCATATAAGAATATGGTAAAGTATATGTTTGAGATGCCAAATGATAATGATTTTGAGATGTTGTATGGCAACCTTAAGAATCAAGGGACTGTAAGTTTCTGGTCTACTTCATTCATTCGTGGTACAACTCTTGATAATGCAGTTATTATTGTTGATGAATTTCAGAACTTGAATTTCCACGAACTTGATAGTATAATTACAAGGATAGGAGAGAATAGTAAGATTATGTTCTGTGGAGACGCAACACAATCCGATCTTATTAAAACTGCAGAGAAGAATGGTATTGCCGACTTCATGCGAATCCTTAGAACAATGCCATCGATGGACATCATTGAATTTGGTGTTGATGATATTGTTCGTTCAGGTCTCTGTAAAGAATACCTAGTAGCAAAAATGGATTTGAATTTATGATTTTTGAGCATTGTAATTATCTCGGTGACCTTGAATTAAACAAGAAAGAAACTAAAGGCATCCGTCTCTATAATCTTCCAAATGGAGACTGGGTGCCTTCTATTACTTCTGTGACATCCTTCTACAATCGACAGATCTTTATCAACTGGCGAAAGAGAGTTGGTGTTGAAGAAGCAAACAAAATTACAAAGAAAGCAACTACCCGTGGTACTGATTTCCATGAAGCAGTTGAAGTATACATGCGAAACAATGAAATAAACTGGGATGACTTTCGTCCTCTTACTCAGTTTATGTTTCATCATGCTAAACCTTATCTAGATAAGATAAATAACGTACATGCTATCGAAAGAACTTTGTACTCAGAGTATCTTGGTTTAGCTGGTAGGGTTGACTGTATTGCAGAATACGAAGGAGAACTTGCAGTCATTGACTTTAAAACATCTGAAAAGATTAAACCTGAAAAATGGTTAGAAAACTATTTTGTTCAAGAAACTTTTTATGCTGCTGCCTACTATGAACTGACTGGCATCCCTGTCAAAAAACTTATCACCATTATGGTTACACCTGGTGGAGAAGTTAAAGTATTTGACAAAAGAAACAAAGGGGATTATATTAAGTTATTAGTTAGATACATTAAAGAGTTTGTACATCACAATATTGGGTCAGAGGATGGATAAAGAACTAGAAAAGGCATTAGAAAACAAGTTCTTTTGTCCTACCCGTTTTACACAGGAAATTGAGACTCTTGTCTTAAAAAATAAGAGTATGACTTACATTGATGCTATCGTTCACTTCTGTGAAATGAATAGTATTGATGTGGAGTTTGTTCCTAAACTCATTACTAAACCTTTAAAAGATAAGGTTAAATGTGAGGCTCAGGAATTAAACTTCCTGAAGAGAAGTTCCAGAGCAAAACTACCGATTTGATTTCATTTTTGCCTGAAAAAATTCCGGCAAAAATTTGACCCTATTACTTTTTTCATGATGCCCTTTGATGCCTATAAGCAATACCTTTCGTTAAAGAATCACTTTACGAAAGATAAGTATGACTATCACAAGTATTGTGGGAAGAGTCGTGCGACTGTCCAGTCTTTTTATAAACGAAAAGATCGTTTCTGGTTTGAGAAACTTTCCAGAGGTAAGGACGATAAAGAAGTAATCGAATTCTTTATATCTAACTTTATAACTTGCACTGACCCAAGTAAACTCTGGATCGGAGAGATGATTCGAGAAGGAGAAGGTCGGTATACTGCATGGAAGAAAAGGAATCAATCTTTATCATATGTCTTTAAAGAAGAAGTAGAATCTATTTTGATTGAGAATAAGATAGACTCTGCATTCTCAAGTGAAAAAGGTCACCCATTAATTTTAAAGGAATATCTAAGAGAGAATATATCAATTGAGACTATGGTTATCCTTGACAAGATACTTGGATTCAGGACTAAGTGGGATAAAGATCTAAAAGATCCCGTCTGGGAAACTGTAAGTCTTCGAATGAAAAAGTATTCTCCATTCCTAAATATTGATGTATTCCGTTACAAAAAAATTGTTAAGGAGGTTGTTTTAGGAAAATGAGTTTTTTTGAATCTGATGTTGTCCGCGCAGAAATGACGCAAATAAGTGAATTGCAAGATGATGTGTATCGCAATGTTTTCAATTTCCCTAAGATGAATCGTCAAGAGCAACTTTTTCATGTGGGACTTTTAGAGAAACTTATTGATAAGCAAAAAGTTCTCTATACCCGTTTGAGTTTGTCTGATGATCCTGAAGCAAAAAAGATGAAACAAAATATTATTGACTCTGCCACCATGATGGGTCTTCCATCTGGTGCTGATATGAACATGATCTTTAACAACATGTCAAAGATGCTGGACGTAATGAAACAGCAGATTGACAATGGTGGAGAAGACCAGTAGAATAACGAAGTACACAAAAGCCAAATCCAATTAATCTAAAGAATCCTATGTCTTTTGCAAATCTTAAAAAGCAATCCTCTCTTGGTTCCCTTACCTCTAAACTGGTAAAGGAAGTTGAGAAGATGAACAATACTTCTGGTGGTGCTGATGAGCGTCTCTGGAAACCTGAAATGGATAAGACCGGCAATGGTTATGCCGTAATCCGTTTCTTGCCTGCACCTAATGGGGAAGACCTCCCTTGGGCAAAGATGTACTCCCATGCCTTCCAAGGTCCTGGTGGTTGGTACATTGAGAACTCTCTGACTACAAATGGTGGCAAAGACCCTGTGTCAGAATACAACCGCGAACTATGGAATAGCGGTAATGAAGCAGATAAAGATACTGTTCGTAAGCAGAAACGCAAACTCTCTTACTATGCCAACATTTATGTTGTGCAAGACAAGGCTAACCCTCAGAATGAAGGTCGTGTCTTCTTGTACAAGTTTGGTAAGAAGATCTTTGATAAGGTCATGGAAGCAATGCAACCTGAGTTTGAGGATGAAACTCCAATCAATCCTTTTGACTTCTGGCAGGGTGCTAACTTCAAACTGAAACTGAAGAAGGTTGCAGGTTACTGGAACTATGACTCATCTGAGTTTGATAAAGTTTCACCACTTCTGGATGATGACGATGCACTAGAAGCATTGTGGCAGAAGCAATACTCTCTGTCAGCACTTGTTGCATCAGATCAATTCAAGTCCTACGAGGACCTGGACAAGCGTTTGAAGATGGTCTTGGGTCAAAAGTCTGCACCTCGTCGTTATGATGAAGAGACTGACAACGAAGACAACTCTCGCGGTAACTTTGCTCCTGACTGGGCAGCAAAGAGTGCTCCTGCGGCAGACTTCAATGCACCTGACATCACTCCAACAAAGTCTGCTGACTCTGATGAAGATGATGCTCTGTCCTACTTCCAGAAACTTGCGGAGGAGTAATGGATAGCGCAGTTCATGCATGGAACACCATGAGTTACGGAGAAGGATTTCTCTTCTCTGTCTGGTTGTTAGGAATGTATTATATCAAACTTAGGATGGACAAATACTTCCAATGAAATATAATCAGTTGTGCCTAACTCTTTTAGTTATCGCAGCATATATTAATCTACTGAAATAGTCTAATATTATCAGCAGTCTTTAAGGTTTCACTCTTGTATTGAGTGGAACCTTTTTTGTATTCCATCATTTCTTCTAAGTCATCTTTAACTATACTTAGAAATCTACTTTTTAAAATAAAGATATTTCTTCTATCATCCTGAAGATTTTCTTCGTACTCATAATTTGTTACTGAAACTACAGGAAATACTGTTGTCATACCTTCTATTTGATCATCATAGAATGAAACTGAGAAATCAGAATCAACTTGCAATCCAGCAGAAGTAATTACTGATCCTAAAGAATTTTTTACCTCAGTAGTTTCATAATGATGGATCTCGTTTATTTTATCGTAAGTTGCGTACTTTTCTAATAGATAATTCTCAAAATCAAATTGAGTCATTGGCCATTCGTTATATACATTAATAATATTATTACATGTCAAAACTAACCAATCTAAATTTGCATCTCCATAAACTTCAAATGCAACATTATCTGGTCTATCATTACCTTTGACTTTGTACTTGGTAAAGACAGAAGCATCTTGAAAAATATCTTCTCTGAGTTTACCTCTCATAAAGATATTCTTTACAGTAATGTAATCTGATATCTTAGCATCAGGAAGTCTGCTAACATATTCAAAGTCTGGAATTTTGCTGAAGTAATTTGACATTAGAATCCGATAAATTGATCGCCTATAGTATAATCATCGTTGAAGATTGGAGTGATTTCTGAGAATGACATTGTTATGTCATATGAAACCATAATACCATCGCTATATGTTGCATAATTTCCCGTTGGGGTATAATTTACTCCAAAGGATTGCAATGCACAAGCTTTAAATGCATTCAATCCTCTATGGAGTTCACCATTTTCTCCCATTCTTATATATTTTATCTTGAAGATATGAGGAGATTTTAAGAATAGATTAGATGTTGATCTAATTGGCGCACTACCTTGCTTAAAAAACCTCATAATCTTGATTACTTCATTAGCTTCATTTGCATCTCTTGGTGATAATTTAAATTTAAAAGAGAATGGTCTCAATGCTGGTCCCTTAAATAAGAGTTCCATGTTAGGATTTAATACCTGACCAGTTGTTCTTGATAATAATGCTTGACCTTCTACACCAGCAGCAGCTGCAGCGAGAGAATTTCCTACTGCATCTCCCAACTCTCCACTATTGTTTTTAGCTTTGCTTATGTAGGAATTAATGGTTTCGGCACCTGCTGAAAACCCCTTAAAAATTGTTTGCTTTGCGACATCTGCTTTGGCAATATCTAAAGCAGTCATTGAGTTTGATCCCCAATCTGCTTTATTTTGATCGCTAATTCCACTAGGTATTGGAAGAACAACTGACCCAATTGATGGTCCTAATTCTCCCCTTGTGAAACCAAATTGAGAAGTGCCACCTGCTGCTTTTGATGGCACGTATTCATGCATATCAAATTTAATAATATCTTGCTTTGTATCTGCAAGGTTTACTGGATATCTTAAATTTGGGAATTCAGTTCTTGTACCAGATCTATTAGTATCTGCTTCTGGTTCTGCTGCAGCTGCAGGTGTTGTATTGTCATTGGACGCTGAGTTATCATTATCAGCATTATTTTTAGTTGAGTCTAATAATGTATTTTTTGTTGTTGGGGGAACACCTGCTTTATCTGCTGCTTTATTTACACCTGCATCAATATTTTTGTGTATTCCTCCTTGTGGATTATTAAGTTCATTTTTAAACCCTGCACCTGCTACGTCGTCATTGTATGTGTATGTTTTCCCACCATCATTTGAACTTGCTGCTTTTTGCCACTTATTATCTTTGATGATGTAAACATCAGTGGTTGATGTTCCATCTGAGTTTATTTTGGTAGCACTTGAATGATATATTCCAGTTCCAGGTTCAGATGCTACTTCTTTGGTAACGGTTCCACCTCCGCGAACGTTTTGCTTTACGGTTTTAGTTTTTTTACCGACAAACGTTCTTGCCTGACCGCTACAAATACTACCTGCTGGACATGGAGGATCTCCTGCACCGAATAATCCCATTTATCGACTACTTATTTTATCTATTTAGCACAACTTTCTCATAGTTTAGTGACATAAGGTCATCAAGTTCAGTTCTATTGACAATATAAACCTGACTTCCTAGTTCTTGCCAGGTATATTGTCTATAATCTCTAAGATGAAAGTTAATTCCACGAAATCCCCATGGGAATATATCACTCACGGCAACTAATGGGTGTTGATCATATTGAATATTTGGTGTTTTGGCATAATACTTAAAGGTACATATAGTTCCTGCCTCTGGTACTGGTGCCACAGTATCATTCAATGCATATAGTATCAAATCCATCCTATCTCCAAGATCTTCTTCAGATTTAAACTCTTGAATATTAGATTCTATGCGGTTCATTTGATACCTAGTTCGTCTTCTGTGATTATTTTAAAATTTATTCTTCTGTCTTCACAAAATTCAGTTGCTGCTTTCCACTTTGCTTGATTGACTGCATAGGTCTTACACTCATAAATGTATGACTTAGTAACTCTTGATTTTTTCTTAGGTTCTAATGTTTGTCTTTTTGGTTTTACTTCAATTACATATGTCTTAATATGACCAGTGCTTTCTTTTACTTTCATGATAAAATCTGGAAAATATCTATGGACTCTATTATCAAGTGGTGAGATGTAAGGAATATGAAATTCTTCACTACCCCACTCAAGAACATTTTCATTTAAATCGCAGTAGTGACAGAACTTACGCTCCCAACTGCTACGACATATGATATTATTTGGATTGCCTTTATATTTTTTTGGAAATGATGGTTTGTATTTACTCTTAATACTTTCTGCCATACATAATATACAAGGTAAATACTATTTATAAATGCCATCCTCAAAGACGATAGCTGATTTAAAAACCAAATTTCTTAAACCAGCATTAACTTCTCATTATGAAGTTGATATTCCTTTGGGTTCTTTACCGGAGGGTGTAAAAAGTATTGTAGGCACTTTAGATCAAGCAGATCTAAATTTAAGTTGTATGGAGACATCATTACCTGGTTCTTCATTAGCAACTTTTGAAGTAAAGAATGATCATACTGGTGTAACTGAAAGATTTGCTCATAGGAGAATGTATGATGATAGAATTGATTTTACATTCTTAGTTGATGCAGAAAAATATTTTGCAATAAGAATTTTTGAAAAATGGATGAGATATATTGCTGGAGAAGATGCTGCTCGCGATGATGGAGAAACGCAAACTGTAATTGGTTCAAACTATCACTATAGGATTAGGTATCCAGGAACTGGGGCTGATACAACGGGATATAGATGTATGAGGGGTTTGAAGATAACAAAATTTGAAAAGGATATGCTCAATAGTTTAACTTATGAGTTCATTGGAGCATATCCAATATCAATTTCTTCAATGCCAGTGTCTTATGAAGCATCAAGTCTTTTAAAATGTACAGTTTCTATGTCTTATCTAAGATATGTCATGACTGAATTGGTAAGTCCAGATCCTACTCCTACTATTCCAACACAATCAACTCCAGCAGATAAAGAAAATACTCAAGAATTACCAGTTGCTCAACAAAATGCATCTGATGTTATTCAAAGTACTTCAGGTAGAGATAAGGATGGTAATTTTGGTTCCGGAAATATTGATTCTGCGACTGGAGAACTAATGATTACTACGGAACAACAACTTTACAATGCAAATGTTGGAGATAAAGTTGATCCAAATTCAGCAATCGGAAGGGAAATCAATGCGCTTGCTCGCGGAGAATAAAAAAACCCCTCTAAATAATCACACTGAAACATATCTATAGGTTATTATGCCATTACCAAAGATTGCTACACCCAAGTATGATCTTGAGTTGCCATCAACAGGACAAACAATTCAGTACAGACCTTTTCTAGTCAAGGAAGAAAAACTTCTTGTTCTTGCAATGGAGAGTGAAGATACAAAACAGATTACGACTGCAATCAAATCTGTTCTTAAGAATTGTATTCAGACAAGGGGAGTTAAAGTAGAGAACCTACCTACATTTGATATTGAGTATCTCTTCCTTAACATTCGTGGAAAATCCGTAGGGGAAGAAGTTGAAGTTACTTTAATTTCACCTGATGATGGGGAAACTGAGGTAAAAGTTGTTATTGGATTGGATGAAATCCAAGTGAATAAAGATGATAGGCATACAAAACAGATTAAGATTGATGATACTTTAATGATGGAGATGAAGTATCCATCTCTTGAGCAGTTTATTTCTAACAACTTTGAATTTAATGAAAAGAATCAAATGGAACAATCCTTTGATTTGATTGCATCATGTGTTGATAAAATTTACAGTGAGGAAGAAGTCTGGGCTGCTGATGACTGCACTAAGAAAGAAATCAAAGATTTTCTTGAGCAAATGAACTCTGGTCAATTTAAACAGATTGAAACTTTCTTTGAGACGATGCCAAAACTTTCACATACTGTGAAGTTTGAAAACCCAAATACCAAGAAAGAAAATGAAGTTCTCTTGGAGGGATTAGCAAGTTTTTTCGCCTAGGCATGATCCATATGGATCTTGAGGCTTACTTTAGACTCAATTTTGCCTTGATACAGTATCATAAATACTCATTAACTGAGATTGAAAACATGAT